TTGGAGTTGTGTTTACTCTATATTCTTTTTTAAAGTTTTTGATTCCAACTTTAATTTCTTCAGATGTTAGTTCGGTTAATGAACCAGTTGTAAAAGAAACATCATTCCAACCAATTCTAACTTTTGGCTGATGGATTGTATTGGTTTCTTTACTAAAGAATTTTAGAATACCATAATCGTTTGTATCTTCTTCAACGGCGTTTGTGTGTTTTACAATTAATCCTTCGTTGTTAATTGAACCACTTAACCAGCTTTGAACGATAGTAGTAATATTTGCATTAATATCTTTAGATTGATATGAAAAATTTTGAAAACTACTTAAATCAGAATACCAAACACCTCCTCTACCAGCAAATGAACCAGTGGATGTTCCAGCAAATACAGGCAATCCATTATCAACTACACTTACCCATCTTAAAGAAGAATCACCTTCTCTATAATTCCATGTTACACCAGAGGTAGATATATCATCAAAACGAGTACCATTACCCATCTCCCAACTTTCGGATATTGGATGAATGTTAATTGAAAAATCCAATGGTAGTTCTTCGGATTCAGTTTCTCTCATTATAAGAGTTGCTTCTTCGAATCCCACACTTCCATTTGATAGTGATGATGAGAAGTTACTCACATCAAATTTAAGGAGTGCTCTGGATACATCTTTGATGTTACCATAGTAAACCTTACTTACCTCTAATACTTCATCTAAACCACAATTTTGGTCAGGTTGTTGTAAGTAAACCGATGCATCTTTTGATGCTGTGAGGAAATAGTATGCCATTATCTTGCTCTCCCTTTAATATCCGCATCTGGAAATTTAACTTCAAAAACCGATGGGTCTAAAGATGGATATAAAATCTTATCTTTAATCGCCGCTTCTATATTATATGAGTTTGGTGAATAAGGTTCACCACATTTATTTACAATTTTTAATTTTGGAACTGAACTTACACCTTCTACATTTGCTACAATCAATTCTAATTCTGAAATGTTGATAGTATTATTAAAAGTCCAATTATTAATGTTAAAATAATCTTTTAATTCTTGAATACAATTTGCAACAACTTCCGATTTATTATAATTTTTAAATGTAATTACTTCGAATTCAATACCAATATTAATAATAAATCCATCATTTATATTTACACCATCGGTTAAAATTTTGTATTCGGAAAGGTATGTTTTTAAGTTTTCTTTTATTGCACTATTTAAAGAACTTAGTTTTCCATCCGAATTATATCCCAACAAATATAAGTTAATTGCAAATGGGTTGTTTTTTTCGTTTTCGTTTGAAGTTTTACCAATTAAATATTTTTGTATTTCTTGTTGAACACTTCTTCTATCCGGCTCTTCATCATCCGGCTTTTCAACAAAACTCATTACTAAATCAGTAAACTCTTGTAAAGCTTTTGGTGAAGAAAGAATTGATGATGGTGAGTTGTTATCCAATGTACCATCTGCCGTAGCGTATGCTTTTGCAACCGAACCAAACTTAGTTGGCATCGATAACGCTCTTACTTCATAATCTTTAGCGGTTACTGCTCTATTCTGAGAGCCAAAGTTTGCTAAAGCGTTCTGTTTTATTTCTTCAATCGTATCACCACCTTTACCACCAGTTGCAGGAACTTCATTATCTACTGCTAATGAATTTTTGGTTGAATTGTATATTGCTAATTCTTGTGGTGTTAATAATGTAGTATCTTCTTCATATTCAACACCCCTAATTTGAGTAAGAGTTCCCTTCTTTACATTTGATGAAATTCCACCCCCAACCAAATATTTTACAGTTATAGTTGTGTTTGATGGGGAAGAGCCATATGTATTTGTTTTTAAAAAGTTCGTAGGGTCAAATGATTCATTTAATTTAGAAATAGAATTAGGTAACCCCAACCCAACATTTTTAACCGAAGGTATAATAGTTTCTTCACTAACAGATGGGTCTCCAACACCAAACTGAATTGTTGTGGTACTATCACCATTTACTTTTTTAACAAACCTACGAGATGTTTTAAGTGTGTTTAATATATATGGTACTGTCGATTTAAACTGATATAAGTCTGGGTCATTAGCCGCTGTATTTGGGTAATCAACAAATATTAACTCCTGTCCTAAATAAGGAACTTCATACCATTTGTTTCCATTTGAATCTCTTACATCGTAGATATCGATAATGTTAGTATCGGATAAATCAATAGTTCTAAATGCCTCATATGAACCAAAAGTAAACTCTTGTTCTTTTATTTCAGCCGATATAGCTTGTACCTTTTTCTTTACCAAATAAAAAGAAGTTTCTCCACTAACAGAATCAGTTTGATAAATAGTGATTTCTCTATCCGTATCATCTGAAAAATCTACTACATCTTGAGTAATAAATCTTACCCCATTTGTAGATTCAACAACCATACCTTCTTTTAATTTCAAAAGATATGTTTCATCATAGGTATTGTTTACACCATCTCCGGTTGATGGTACTAATTGATAAACCGAAAGTGTGGTTACTGCGGGTGATGTTACTTTTGGCTTGTATCCCAAATATTGTGAAAGTGATATTACATTTTCAATATCATCTGCATGAACCATTAATGATTCCTTTAAGGTATCATCAATATAATATGAAAGCGAATCACCAATATACGATGCCATTTCGATAAACATCATACCTGGAGATGATTCGTTAAAATCAGAATAAGTAGCTGGGAAATAAGTTTTTGCAAACTCAATTAGATTACCTCTAAATTCGGCAAAATCTTTGTTGAGGTATTTAATATCCTTACCCCTATTCTTAAAATTCTTTGTTGTTTTTGTTATTGCCATATCTTATTATCCCTGAACTGTAAATGTTAAGGTTTCTAAATTAATATCATTTCCTATTCTAAATTTAATTGAAACATTTAATCTATTATTATCTCTTAACTCATCAGTTGATTCAATATCAATTTCTTCTGCTGTAACATATGGTAGCCATTGTTGTAAACTTTCATTTATTGTATCCTCAATCCTACCTTCCAAATCATCTACATTTGGTTCGAAAAGTAATTCCTGCAATCCGCTACCAAACTCAGGTTGTAAAACTCTTTCACCTCTTTTAGTAAGAAGTAAATTTTTGATATTTGATTTAACTTGGTCTTTGGTTAAATAAGATTGTTCAAATGTATTCTCACCAAAAGTTAATGGTAAAGTAATCCCAATAGCATAATTTGCATATTGTGGTGTATCTTTAACAATCTTTCTACCAATTTCAACAGCCATAGTTTATTACCTATCCATTCCAGGTCTCCAAGGACCTTTCTTTTTATCTAATGCCTTCATCAAACCACTATAATCTCTATTGAGTGCTTTATCCAATGCAGGATTTCCAGTTTGAACACCTAACCCTTGCTTTGGTGCCATATCACCATAACCCATTTGTTGTGCTATATTTTGTTGCCCTAATGTATGAGTTGATGTTGAATCAAATCCCATCGTTCTCCATTCATCACCAGCACCAGTTGATTGTCTTTGACTTGAGTTAAATGGTTGTGTTTGTTGTAACACTTCATTTAACACTGGGTTTTTACTTAATGGTTTTTTTGGTTGATTGTGTAACACATTTTCAACAATAGGTTCATCCATAAAAGTTGGTTGTTTGGGTTTTTGAGGTGCAATAGCTTCTCTTAGCTGCTTGTTTTCTTTCAACAACTTAGCCATTTCTCGTTTAACTCCCTCTTTAACCAAAGTAGGAAGAACTGTCTTTATTTCTTCTTTTACAATAATTTGTATTGCTTTAACTAATTTATCAGTATCCATTTTTTGAAATGTTTTCCTTTCTCTATAAATATTTGTTTTGGGTTTTTTCGTTTTTATTCACATTTTGTACCACCCATTTCTAATTGTTTTTTGAAATCTTTGATTATTTCTTCAGATTCTATCGGGTCTACCACATCTTTTGGTAGTGTTGTATCAATAATATTATCCAATGATGCATCCCCACCCAATATATCTTTTTGTTGTTGTGATGGTGCTTCATATTCTTGAGTAGGACCTATATCTGTTACAAATCCACCACTTCCATCTGGTTGTTCTATTACAGGTGGTTCTGAACCATCTTCTTTTGGAAAGTTAATATTTGGTATTGGGATAACAGGTGGTATCAAATAACCCGTCCAACTAATTACACCAGGCGCTGGGATTGGTGATGGTGCGGATGGATATAATGATGTTGTTTGTATAATACCACCAATTGAAAATAAATGTATAACTGCCGCAAGTATAAACATATTAACCATCATCTCTTGTTTCCTAGCCGGTTTTAATGGTGGGTATAATGGCCAAGTACCAACATTAATAACCACATTTGAATTTACTGCTAAATTTTGTATTGAGCCAGGTGCTGGTATTAATGGTAGTGGGAATGGTCTCATTTGTGCTCCTGCCCAATATGCTTTTACACCATTACCAAATTCATTTACTAATGAAAAATCTACACCAGGTGGAGTTATCAATCCTTTTAATAATGCAACTCTAAACAAAGTTTTCATCAATTCTAAATTACCACTCTGAACCGATTCAAAATTTATAAAATCCTTTCCCCTTTTTACACAAGCATCATATTCCTCTGCCCATATCGTTGCTACCTCATTTATATTTAATGATGGATTAGATACGGG